GCGATGTAATTTCTTGATGCTTCGATCTCTTCGTATTTCTTTTTGCCAGCCGTTTCAATGTGGATAAGTACTTGCGATAACCGAGAGCGCAAAGCGTCAAAAGCTTTGCGCCACTCGGCTGATTCTTGTCGGCAAGTAAACACCCCAATAATCAGATCTGGCATTATTGCACCGTGATATTACCTACCTGTGTAGCAGTCAAACGAACTGCATTGAATGTTGCTGTATCATATGACACGACATTTGACCAAACTCCATCGAACGTTAATGTTGAACTCATACTTCCTCCTATACACCAATTAACGCCAGAATCTTCTGGCGAAATTCATCACGTGACTTCAGAAAGCTCTCGCGTGCTTGCTCTTGGCGTTTTTTTACCTCAGCTGGCATCGTGCCCAACGTCATCGCATCACTGATGCGAGGCAAAATGTTATTTGAATGAACGTGCTGCAACGTCGCCAAGGACCGGCGTGACTGCTGATGGGGCATGATTCCCAGTTCGCGAATCACGCCGGTAAATTCGTTCATGGGTGGGGCATCAGTCGTAATCACCAAAGCCCCGCACCCCAATCCCTCGTTCAAAATATGACCAAAGCCCTCGTAAGCCGATGGGATTAAGTGGAATAGGTGTGAGTTCAGGAGGTCCTTCAGTTCCGGCTCCGTGGCGCGCTTGATGCACGTCAGGTTCGGCACGTCCTGGCACATGTCGATGTACTTCTGCTGGATCGTTACCACGGTCAACTGAGGCGCCTGAGGTATGTGTTTCATGCGTTGCCATGCTTCGATCACCGCCTCCGTGTTTTTGAACTCGCTCTCGCCCGCGACGTGGAGGAATTTCGGTTCGCGACTGATCATCGGATTGTACATGTCTCGTGCTTCAAATCCGATGAACTGAACGATACGCGGGTCCACTTTCTGGCACCAGATACGATAACAGTCTTGCGTCTTGCACAAAATCCGTGTAAAATGGGGCAGGAATCGATCGTTGCGAGGATCCCACCACTCCGAGTTGGGGAATAGCCAGTTTTCCCGCGAGAGATGCAACGCGGGAGGCATTACCACCTCGAGGAACATGGTAATGTCCCCGCGTACCATAGTTGCATTGGCGTAGTCGGTATAGTGCATTCCGACCACGTAACAATCGTGGGCGAGGAGCAACTCGCGTAGGAGAAGGTACTCGCGTTCGAGTCCCTTCCCCACCATGGAGCTTACGATATTTATATCCTTCTTAGCCAACGGTCACGACCGCGTTTCTCGCGGCGTGAGCACCCGCACGACCCATGTTTTTCAACGACTTCAGGTCCTTGCGCAGTAATTCGCGATCCGCGGCGTTAGTCGTGGCATTGAACTCCGAGAAGCACGTGCCACAGGTGCCCAACACGATTCCGTTGGAGTGCTGCATCCATTTTATATTGGGAGTGCCGTTATCACGAACGTGAGGGCACTGTTCTTTCGTGAGTTGTTTTTGGAGCAACTGAGCGGCCACCATGCGGCGCCGTTCCTCCAGAGCCTCTTGCTTTTGCTTCAGGACGTTCGGATCAACGTAAGGCTTGCGCGACTCGAGCAATGCTTCGGCCAGCTTTTCGTTCGCTTCCTTGTTGCCCTTGATAACCTCCAGGAACATCTTGAACATGGTTTCCATGGTCAATTGTGCCGGTAGGTCACTCTTTTCAACCACCCCCGCCTCAACCGCGGCGTCGATGTCATTGCTTAGAACATCTGGCGTCTTAAGTAACGGGTTCGTGATCTTCTGCTTATCTACGCTCATTGGTTCCTCCTGGCGGCACTGTTGGTTTGGGCCGATCGTGCTTACCCAGTAACGCGGTGTCCGTCATTCGAAATTTTGATTCTTAGTAAAGATTCCGTGTCGGAATTGCCAGAGTCGCTGACGATACCAACTTGCTGTGTGCCCGTTGGTTGGTAATCCGAAAACTTCCAAAATTTTACGTTCATTGACCAAAGGATCTGGCCGTTTTGAAACTGCATTAAGTCGGGCCTGAAGTCGTACAAGAATTGTTCGCCAGCCGCGCCTTTGTGCAACTGCAACCAGCTTTTCATTGGGCAAGTCAATCTCATACTCGGGCATCTCTCCTTCCTCGATGAAACCGATGTACCACGGCGCGTCGAAATGGGTCCGACATACCTTGCAACGCGCGATCTCTTTCACCGGGGTGTTGCGCACGCAGTAAAGCGAGATTCGGTTTAGCTGCGCGCCGCGAGCGACCACCAGTGTCGGCATCGCCAAACGAAGGAGCCGAATAAATTCAGTGTGGTGCAGCACGCGCCCCATGCGGCGCTTAGCATCTAAAAATTCCTCCCAATCCTGACGATGCCCGCGCTTCGCGATCGCATTGTCCAACTGTTCCTGCTTAGCTACGACAGCCTCTTGAACCGGCAGTTGGGTCTTACGAAGGTAGTCAACGTCCGCGCCTTCCAGCCCGGCCTCTTGCAGGTACGCTCGGGCGCGCTCACCTTCCAGGCCCGCCTTGTTCTCCTCCGGCGTTACCTTCTTAACGAAACTGTCGCTTAGCGCCATGGGTCAATCCCCACTTCTTTCAAAAATCGAACATCTCCTGCGGTAAGAAAAATTTTATCGGTGACCGCCTGATCAGGGTGCTTGTCAATCACGTGCTCACGCATCAATTCATCCGTGGTCTTCTCATCAAAGGACGCCACGTACGCCCGACAATACTTGCACTGCCTGCTAACCGTAACCTTTTCCATAAAGGTATCTGGGGTGGGTGAGAAGCCCACCCCATCCTCCTGCACAATTTGAAGCTCGTGCCGACTCGCCGGGATTACATCCCGGAGGTGTAGTGGCGTTATGCCACTGCGGTTTCGGAAAGAATCCGGCGAAAAGGAAGCGAAGTACCAGCTCCCGCAGGCCGCGGCGTCACCACAAACTTGAAGTTGTAGCTGACCGCTCCACCAATTTCCCCGCCCGGATCGAACGCGTTCGGAGCGAACTGGTAGATGTTAGCCTTGAAGTTGGACTCGTCGGGCACGTCCTCGAAGCCGCCTAGGGCGACCGAGAACATCATTTCGTCCGCAGTGACATACGTTGCGTACGAAGACTTACCAGACGCGGGGATGTTCGCAACCAACGGAACGTTGGTGGACATCACGAAGTCGATTCCGGCCATCGGGATAATTTCGTTATCCTCGGCCAAACCGGCTTCAATCCACTTCTGCCCTTCTCTCGTGTACTTTTCCGTATCGAGCACGCCGTTGGCAGTCAAATCATTCGCCACATCCGCGAGGATGTAGGGATGCATGATGCCCCGGTGGCGCCCGCCCGCAAAAGGACGACCGTTCTTACCACGGATCGTCGCGACGGCAGTCTGGAGGACCGCACGGGTCGTGAACGATCCATCGGGGACCGTGACAGAGGAGGTGGAGTCGGTCGAAACAGCGGCGTCGAAGCCTTGCTGAATCAACGTGTCCACAACCAACGCGCCACGGTAGCCGAGCATTTCACTCAGCTGCTCCAAAGGCTTGCCGATGTCGACAGCCAGGGCGAAGTCGGAAACGTTGACGTAGTCAACGTACTGACCCAGCGTAGCCTGGATGCTGGCTTCGGTCGGAACGATTGGAGTACCGACGGTACCTTCGGTCGCGGTTGTAGGAGGCGTGTTCAAAATGCTTCCACCGATTGCCGAGCCGGCAGCCGCAACAGAAGCCGTGAAGGGCGCTAGGTTGTACGTGTAGATTTGAATTACACGTCCCGCGTTCTTCGGAATCTGTCGTTCGGCCGTCAGACCCTGGAAACCAAGGTGGGCGAACAGCGCTCTCACCGCCAGACGGTCGTAATAGACCGCCTGAGTCGAAGGAAGGGTGGAGCCGATAACAAAAGCAGCAGCGCTATTGCTAGCCATTTGCGATTGTTACCTCAGTTCTAAGATACCGAGCTTTTCGCTCGGCCTTATCACCGGTTAGCCGCGTTTGCCTTCCGCTGACCTATTACAATCCGCTTTAGGTCGGCCATGGGCATTGCTCTAAGCTCAGCTTCTGAGAGTTCTCTCGACTTGTTTCCGGTCTCTGGAACCGCATCACCATCAGCTGGTAATGACGAGTCCCCCGGACGCAAGCCAGTAGTTCCCCTCTTCCGAATCGTAGTCACCGGGGCGACGACGGGCTTTGCGGCTGGTGCCGCTGGCTCATCATCCTCCCCTGCCACAGAATCCTCCGTGACAGTCGGTGTTTTCTTCGCTTCGGTAATGACTGTTGCCGCCACAGGTGCGGTCTTTCTGACGTCGAGCTTATTCTCCTCCAGGAGACTTTCAAATGCGTGCTCGAGGTTTCGCACCGTCATGGGCAAATTGTTTTCTTTCAAAAATTCGTTCAGCCTACTGCCGTTGTTGTCCGTGGCGATAAATTCTGGATGCAGGTCACGGAACAGCGAAGCGTTCTTCAGGGCAATCGCCTCAATCACCTGGGTCTTCACTTCATCCGGGTAAGCGTTAAACTTCTCCGGGCTGATGCTCTCCGGTAGCGAATACTCTTTGTCGAGCTTGGGCCCGCCCAACCGCTCCCGGCGAACGGCTTCCTTCACTCGGAGCGTAGCGTTACCCTTGCCCTTCAGCAGCTCCATCATAAGCTCATTCTTGGTGGTGGCTGACCATCTCTCGGTGCCAGCGCCGTTCTTGTACTGCAGTTCCGCGATCCACTTACCGCCCTCCTGGCGAATCTCCGCTAGGAATTGGTCGGTTTCGATTCTTTCGACCTTGGGCTGTTTTTCAGGTGTTGGAGCTTGCGCTGCCTTGACGGGCGGCGCCGTGGGCTCCGCAATGTCGCCGGTCTCTTCATCTTCAGGGACCTCCACTGTCTGCACGGGCACAGGCGGCCGTTTTGTTTCGGTCACCTTACCGGGCTCTTCTTCGGTGAACTCTTGCTCCAGTCCATCCTGTGAAGCTTCGAGCTGTCTCGCGAAGCGCGGAGCGACGGCCACGGGGCCCTTCACACCGACCTTCACGTTCTTTGCTTTTTCCACCGCGATGCCAGAAGGCGCTTCACCAGCCTCCAGCATGGCCTTCCGGGCGTCCTCGACCGAAATGCCTTTATCCTTGTGCTGCAACACGTCCTGCACTTTTGTCCAGCCCATCACTATCTCCTCCGCGTATAATCCGATACGCTCGGCGAAATATTTACTGCTTCAACACTGGTTTCTGTACGGCCGTCGCTTCCGCCATGCTGGTCTCGATGAACCGTACAAAATCTTCCGCGGTGCGCAACCGGATGGCCAGGTTGCTGAGCTTATCACGGTTGTCCCCCGTGTACTCCTTGCTCTCGCGAATCTTCATCTTCACATACGCGTAAAGCACCATCTCTTTGAAATTTTTCCACCCCTCCTCAAAGGCCATGATCGTCACCAAGGACTGACACTTGAGGTAGTGCGCGTATAATTGATTATAGTCCTTATTCGTATCCGCGACCGGTTGCACTCCCGTCGGCGCGAACGTGTCCTCGTCAAAATCGTGCAGCTTGACAGCTACGTCAGGCAGCTTATTGGCCGATGGAGCGTCATCTCCCCACTGCTCCAGTGCCTGCCCCATCATCGCATATTCTTCAGGGGTCAGCGGCGCGTTGATGTCTAAGTTCGCCACGGACGACCGAAGAGCCGCACGGTCACCGGGGGTCATCACTAACTTCTTGCTCTCCGCGAACTGCTCGTCGAGTCCGGCGAGCACATCCGGGTTGCGAGCATCCATGATCTCTTTGATTAGGTCTTCACGTGTCTTTGACGTACCCCGTGTCCTAGTCGCTGTCGCCATTTACCCCTCAAGCCCACCTGAGATCATGGGCGCTTCTTCCTGCTCAGCTTTTCTTTCCAGCTCGCGCGTGAGGATCTGCTCCCCGGCGCCAGCCATACCCTTGGCGTCAATCTCCGCTAGCCGCTGCTCGTGCTCCTGACCGCTCAGTTCCATGTTCTGTTTATGCAACTGCGCGATCCGTTGCAGCGTCATCTGACCCTTGATCAGTTCCGGGTTCGACTGTTGCGCCTGCTGAATCTCTTCCGGTGTCATCGGGATGATGATGTCCTCCTCGGACTTCCAGCCTGAGGCCTGCTCGGTTCGCCGAGCCAGCTCAACCCAGTTGACCTTATACCCAGCTTGCTGCAAGCCCTGTTGCACGGCCGGCGCCTCAAACATCTGCGATTGCAGTGGCAGAGCTGAGATCATGGCACGGCGTGACGCGATGTTCGTACCCGCCAGCATCTTGAAGCTGATGTCGGCATTGTTGCACATGTCAAGGGTAAGATCGTTGCCCTCGTGTGCATCTTCCATCGCCTGCCACAGCGTCTTACCGATAATCTTGCGCATCTGTGACGGATCCAACATCTCCCGGTCCATGTGCAAGAAAGCGTTCAGAGTGGGTATGAATACCTGCTCAACGATGATGTCAACAAAACCCTGCACCTGCGCGGATGATGCTCCACCCAGTAGGTTTGCCCCTCCAGCAGTACGACCCATACTCGTTCGCCCCTGCTGAGGTAGAGCTCCTTGCACGAGCATCTCGTTCGCGCCTGTCGTTTTTTCCGCATCGGACACCAAGACCTGTTCTTCCTGGTACGCTTCGCGCAACACCGGCTGCTTGATCAGCGGTATCAGGCCCTTGATATTGTCGACCTTCCACCGGGCGCCGGGATACATACGCTGTGGCTGGGCCGCGATGTTCGTGCCGCGTTGCTCGAGCCACACGTTCTGCAAGTTCAAGTTCACATCGTCCAGCCGCAGGTTGCGCAGTCCCTGAATGTGCGTCTGAATGCTTCCGATGCGGCGCGGAATACCGAATGCGTAGAACGACCCCGGCACGTCATCCCAGAAGCACGAGACGAACGGGATGATCCCCAACGGATTCAGTTCCTTGCGGATCACCTTCTTGCGCTGCAGCACAACGATCACGTGATCATTCGTCCAACGTTCCAGGACCTCGAGCTTATGTTCTAGCGGGTCTTCCGATTCATCCAGGTAGCGGGGTAGGGGCCTATGGCCTTGGGCCGGATACGTTGTGGCCTCTGCCTCTACCGCCGAGGAATCAGCTTTCTCCGCTGGCGGAGCAGCCAATAGCTTAAGCTCATCCTCGCTTGGGATAACATAACCTTCAAAGTCACGAAGTCGGTTAAGGTCACGAATAGTAAGATAATCACGATAAATAACGTAAGCAGCCTGTCGAATGTCCGGGACACGCAAGCCCGGAGCGACCAAGACGTGATTGACCTCACAGCGTTTGAAAAACGGTCGGTCAATGACTTCATCGATGTCTTGAGCATTCAGCGCATCCGTTTCTACCGTGTGGTGGTAAATTGCTTTCCCACCGATGCCTGTGACCTTCTTCGGCGTCACGGCTCGCGAGTACACCGTACGACGCCGGGTAAAGCTCTCCCAGCCCCACTTGCCGATACCTGTGCCGAAAATCTCCGCGTCCTTCGCGATCAGCCGAACTTCTTGCTTGAACCCAGCCGCACGAAGCTGATGCCCCAAGATCGATTCCCAACCGCGCGACACCTGGCGTGGGGTGCCTTCATTCGGCTCCATCGCGAACGGCGGGTTATCCGGAAACAGCGCCGGCATGACTTGATTCAGAATAGCCCGCACGTGCTGCGCAACCAGCGGATAGGAATTGCTGGCTCGGGGCACGAGCGTATCGCGCCAAAATTCTTGCTTCACCGGGGCTTCGTAGATGGCCTTCGCGACGCGCCACTCGGAAACCCACAGACGGGCCATGATAAACTTCTCTGCCCGCTGCGTGTCTTGTATCACCAGTGCTAACGCTGAATCCTCGGTCCTCGGAGGCGTCTGCGTCGAAAAGTCCTGAAGGACCTGATTCAGGGGTTGATTTACCCGATTTGCTTGCTGTAGCAGCGCCATTAGTGACTATACCCCTGCAACCACCCAAAGTCCGCATTCTCGCGCTCTTCAGCGTGCGGGTCCACCGGCTCCTTTTCCGGTTCTACCATCGGTTCGGGAGCCCATATCACGTCATTTGGCATCAGCGACGTCACTAATCCCGGATGTATCTGGTGCGCAAAATTTTTCCAGATCTGAGCTACGTTGTCCGGCGCGTCGTCCTTTACCTTCTTGTTTTTCGGCGACCACTTTTCAAACTGGCTGTAAATTTCATCACGCTCCGGAATGTTGTGGGCGAATTGCACCAAGCCCCTCTTCATCACCCCGGCGAGCTGCGCGATGGCCGTATTTTTCTGATCGGAAACCGTTTCCACCTGCTGCCACAGAATATCAATCTTCGAGTTCATCTCCTTAGCGATTGAAGCTATCTCACCTTGGAGCAACCGTGCTCCGTGCGCGTCTTCAATAGCGCAAATGCCCACCGGAGAGTTCTCCAACTGCCGCTCAAAAAATTCTACGATCGCGGTAGCCATGTCCGTGGAGGAACTGAAGACGTCCAGCACGGCATCATAGCAGAACAATCGGCGCGTGCTCAGTTCAAACATCCCGGCGATCCCGCATGAAAAGTCCGACGCGGCCTTCTTACGGCGACCGCTGTACACATCCGCCAGATCCCACCGGATTATGCAGAACCGGTCGTGCGGGAGAGGCATGCCCTCGTGATACGGGCGTGTAGCTTCGAGCATCATCTCGTGCGTGTACGACGTGCCCAACATTCCGCCGGTATACCTCAGGCGGTACTGCATGTTGAACTTATTCGGCTTCGCACGGTACTTCGGCCACAGGAAGCGACTGTTCAGCTTCTCGGGCCAGGTAAAGATTACGTCTTCCGGGCGGAGCTTATTGCGCCGGTCCCGGTCTAAGATCTCCGCGTGCTCTTGCTCCGTGGTGCCTTCGCGTAAAACGAAAGCCGGTAGCTCAAAGTACCTGGTGTTGCGCTCCCCGTGCTCTTCGTAGAACGCTTCACCGCGTCGACGAATAACTTGGGGTAGGTCCGAGTCAGGCGGTCCCCACGTTGTTCCAAAAAACGGACGATAGCCACCAGGCTCAACCAACGGATCGGTGTCGTCAAAGTTATCTTCGCACTTCGCGATCTGTTCGTTGTTCGCACAGTTGATCTCATTCGTGCAGTCGTCGAATAAAACAATTTCGAAGTGTCCGCCAGCCTTGATCGCATCAAACGTTCCGATGCTCAACGTCGGGTCACGCAGGTCAAGGGTCGGATCACGCTTGGGGCTCAGGAACGCGTCCCCTACCAGATCATCCGGTTCCACGCACCACTCCGGAAACAGATCCAGTATCACTTCGTTCGTCGCAAACGGTTTGCGTGCCGTGTTCAAAATCGACGCGGCCAGTGACAGCTTACCGGACACGATCAAAATTCGAATGTCCGGGTCACACAAGATACACTGGGTCAAGAACGATGCAACCAACGTCGACTTCAAGATACCGCGGCTTGCCAGCGTCACCCATTCCTTGATCTCTGGGTCCCACTGGTCGAAGGACTTGTCCGGGTCGGGCTTCAGGAAGTTGTCGATAATCCTTCCGTGCACCTTTTCCGAAAGCGACAAGAACGTCTTCTTCTTCGGCCGCATGATGCAATTCGCCAGGAACCGAAGGTTGGTCTGGCACTGCTTACGAAGCCAATCTTTCTGCTCAGGCGGCATGCCAACTAACTCCGCACGCGTGACCTTGAAGTTAAGATTGTCTAAGTTAAGATACCACTCGGGAGGGTGTGGTGGTACCCACGCCATCTGGCTCCTCCGGGCCCAGATGTTGCTTGAGCCCATCCATCAGCCCTGCGTAGTCGCCTGTAGCGAAGCTAGCTTCGGGCTTATCCCCCTCACCATAAAGATTCGCGGTATGCGAGCCATTATCGTGATGATCAATGGTCGTGCGTTTGTACTTCTTGCGGGCCGTCTTCTTCGGCTCTGTTTTTTTGTCGGCGTGCTTCTTCTTACGGCCACCGGACAAAATATCAAGAGGCGTCAAAGACGGGCCCGCTGGGACCGGCTTCTCCGACTTGGTTTTTTCGGCAGCCACGGTTATCTCCCCGGTGAATAAGTCAGGTTCCCACCGGTGTTCTCGCCGCCGCGCTGGGCCCCGGTAATCTTCTCAGCCTTTTTCTGGCCGTGAAGCTCGCCGGTTGCCACACAGTTACCATCGCCCTTTTGACGACCAGGCTGGTCCGGGCCGGGGAGGGACGAGCTAAAACGCCGATCACCCTTGATGAACTCCGACTTCCGTTGGCCTTTCTTCTCCCCGACAGCCTTGACGTTTCCGCCATTCTGTCGCTGAGAATTATCAGCTGTGGGCATCGGATCTTTACTGTCGCGTCCACCTTGCGCCATAAATGCTCCTTACACTAAATGAATGTACAACCGACCAGAGTCAAACTGGTCTATCACAAAGTCACGCCACAGCTTCGGGGCCGCGACAAAATCTTCCACCACATCGGTTAGCGCAGCGTTACAGACACCTCGCCACAGTTCCTGACCGGAGCCCGGTTCGGTGATGAGGCAAACGTCCTTCTGCGCCGTGGGCAGCACCCACCTGATCTTAGCCACGCGGATTGTGAACAGCGTTCCGAGCGTTGCGGACGTAAGCGACTTGTAGCTCGTGCCAGCCGCAAACACCGTATCGATACGGACCGGATTTGTGTTTACTGAGTTTGCCATATCGCACCCTCCTTATCAGGCGGGCCGATTAGACCAGCTCGGCGCTAAATTCCGTCAGGTACGCAGCGAAATTGGCGTTCGCTGAGGGCACCGTGACCGCGCAGTTAAACGTAAGAGCCGCGAGGTTCGCCGGGGATTGAACTGACGCCAGCGCTGCTTGGGCAACCGCAGAGTTCCCGGCCCAACCATAATACAAGCCGCGCAAGAAGAGCGAGGTGGGGTCCCACATCGCCTCAACTTCGAGCAACCAGTTGTCGTTCGCGTTTCCGTTGGTGTACAACCCAGTGGTCGCGATGGTCTGAGTCAGACCGGTGCCCAGATTGATGTCAATCTGGAACTTCGCGCCGCTGATGACATACCCAGCCGCCCGCAGAATGAACGGCAAGGCCCCCACGTTTCGATTCGGAAATTTATCCGCCGAATCGATCGCTGCCAGTGGGTTCGGCAACGCGCATTGTGCCGCCGAGGTACCCAACTGGAAAGACGAGTGAATCGGGGTCGTGGACGACAGTACGATAGGCTGCCCGTTGTTCTGACGTAAGATTACGTCAGCAACAGAATTAATATTGCTCATCGAAAGTCCCTACTGCAAAAATACTACATCCAACGAGCCGGCCCTATCGGCACCAGCTTACACCAATCTCGGTGCCCCCGGTACGCGTGCCGGTAGGCTAGTCGCGTCCGCGAGCGCAATCTTATTTACCTTCATATGCACGCCGTCGGGGAACAGCACCAGGGGTATGAACCTCACCCCACCGTCCTCGTCCAGCATCATACCGCCGTGCTGGCGAAGCAACGTCAGAGCCCCGCCTAGCAGGTCACCTTCATTGACGCCCGCCACGTGTGGCACGGGCAATTCCATCGTGATCTCCGCGCCCGATGCCAGCTTACCCTTAACCGTTACCCTCGTCGTGTGAATCGGTCCTCTTACCTGATCCTTTGGAGTTAACACGTATGTCCCTCACATCTTTCTTACGTACACGAGTGAGCGGGTCAAGTCCCGACGTGCGGGCTGCCACCAGCCCACCCGGATCCACCAGCCCCTCGTATCCCGTTCTTGGCTCACCCACATTGAAAATGTGGTTGTGCAAAAAGCTAATGTTGCTGCCGTGCCCTATCACCAGCACGCGCCCACCGGGCATTCCCTCGATCACGTCCCAGATTCCGCGGAACGTGTCCATCTCCCGTTTGTTAAATCCGTCCAGGTTCTCACCGCCGGGAATCACCTTCGACGTGTCCTTCACAAACGGATCAATCGGAAACTTGTCCTTATCCTTGCCGGTATAATCCCCCATGTTCAGGGGATGCAAGCCTCGGAGCCCGACTATCCGCGGAATTTTCAGGTACGTGGCGAAGATCTCCGCGCTCTCCCACACCCGATCCAGCGTGTCACAGATGATCAGCTCGACCGGTGCCCCATACTTTTCGAGCCAGGCCGCCTCCGCCCAGATCTCTTTTTTTCCGTTCGGGTCTAACTGCGCCCACTCGCGATTCGACCACGAGCGGTAGATATTTTTCTGGTTACCCGCGGTCTCCCCGTGTCGTCCGATGATGAAGAGACAATCGTCCCAGTTAATCTTCATCGGCGAGCTCCCACCAGATCGAACAGTACTTCTTCGGGTCGGTAGCCGGAATCTTGTCAGAACCCTTGTTCCACGCTATGAAACCCGCGTGCCCACAGATCATCTTCACCGGGTCCTTCAGGTACTCGCAGTTGCTGCAGTGCGTGCCCTCCGCGGGTACCGCCTCGCCCCACCGGTCGATCGGTGGGAGCACCAGGCCTTCGTTCTTCTCCTCCGGGGCCTCGGTCGGCGCGGTTCCACTCAGAATGTGCAGCGGCGTCAATTTGGTGTCGGGCTTAGCCACGTGCCGCCTTCCAGATCCCCTTGGCCACCTTGTTCAGGTGGTCGGTTAAGATTTTCGCGTCACGCCGGGAAACGAACGCTATCAACTTGTCCCCGTGCCACGTGACCCAGTAACGTCCGCCTACGTCCACCTGCTCGACGTTAAAGTATTCCGTCATAGGCACCTTGCGCGAAGAGCTTCGCGATTCGGGCCTGGAATCTCCCGCCGTGGTCGGCACGTCGGCAATCCTTGAAGTAATTGTTTCCGACGTACTCGGGACCGAGCTCTGCGTGCACTGTTTCGTGGAGCACCGTAGAAAAGCAGATGTCGTAATTACCCCGGAGCCTTTCATCGATGAAGATCTCTTTCTTGGCAAGATCACACAGGCCATTGTAATCCTTCATCTTCTTGAACGAAATTTTATAGCCAGCGAGCTGGCCTTCGAAATAAGTCTTCCTGATATAGTTGAACATCTTCCGAAGGCCAGCGTCACTGATCATGGGTTCTTAATCCTCATCGCCACCTCCGATCCGAAACGAACGCAAGAGGTTATGTAAGAGTATTTAGAAACTGATCGGCTGCAACCGTTCCGATCGGTTGCCCGGTGTCCTGGCCGTAAACGATAACCGAGTCACCGTTGTAACCGGAGTCGTCTGTCACCGGGGCTCCGCCCTGCACGTTCCAGATCACCTTGCTGAATAGCACGGTGGTCACGCCCTTCGTGTCCACCCTGCTGATCTTGAGCGTAACGTTATCGGTATTCAGAACCGCGGTGTACACGTTACCGGTGCCCGCAGCGTTGCTGCGCGCCGCGACCGCTGCCTGAAAGTCCGAGAGAAACCGTCTTGTTGCTGTAGGCATTTCTTGCTCCCACTGGGAGGTGATGCACCGCGTGACGCGTACCGCGCCGGAAAATCAGTATACTACAGTCTCGGTTTTATCCGACCGTGCCCCGAAGCCGTAATCACAAAAGACATGATGGTGAGCGCCGCTATGACGAACCAAAACATGTGTCCTCACTTATCGTACGTGAATAGAACAGATCTTATTCCTAATTCCGCGTCATCGCATTTCAGTACGATGAGCGAAAAATCAGTCGTGCCGTCTGGCGTACCCAGGTGGCGCTCCGCCACGCGGCAACTGACGATGGAGGGCGAGCCTGGGGGCTTCGAGCCCTTCAGCACCGTGAGCTCGAACTGCGCAGCTATCACCGGCTCCATTATTACTTTGTCACCTATACTACCCAATTTGAAAAATGCCTTTCCAAAATCTTTATCAGGGACGGTTTGCTGTAGCTCACCCGACCTCGTGGCCGCGGCGCAATAAGCCCCAGCACCCACGCAGAGTAGCGCGGTTAAGATCGTAACTGCGCGGGTCATTGCACGTCCCCGGATTTTTCCAGATCAAAGCTACCGGTGAGTACCCACCGGGAGAGTAGCTTGGGCAGATCTTCCTTGCCGTAATGCTGAATCGACTCGCACGCCTTTAGATCAGCTTCGTGGCGGGCCGGCACGTCCCCAACCTTACCCTCCGTGGCAAAGATCACGAAGTAGATCTTCCCGTCGATGTAAAACAAACCGTTGAACCGATTGTCTTGCGTTAAGCCGCGGAACGCGATCTGGGTCTTACCGTCCGCAAAGATTCCCTCCGCCTTAAGCTCTTTCAGCTTCGACGTCGGGTCTTCCTTGATCGGCTCGAAGGTCGTAATCTTCAGCACCACGTGCTCCGGATCGCCCTCCTGCTTGACCATCGTGTGGCCGTCTTTATCGAGCAGCCAGTCAAAGTCAAGTACGTCGGCCGTCCGGGTAATGTGCCACGACGCGAAGTCCTTCTGGGAGCAAACACCTGCGCTGTAACCCACGCTCACGGGTGCTGGTGTTTGCGGGGCCTGTGGCATTGCCATCAGGCTTACCGCCCCCAAAACGACTGCGGCGATCGCGGCTATGACTCTCATTATCTCCCCCGGTAAGCTCGATTCACATCGTCCGCGCCAAGCTTAAGCAGCAGCAAGAACAGTCCCACGATTCCGATTGCGTACAGCATCACGGCCTCCGTGTACAGCTCTGACATCCTTCAGTGGGCGCGGTTCCGTTCGCGCCAGTAAGACCCCAACGTCCAGATCACCAACCACATCCAGCTCGCGATGAGGGCCAGCCCGATGGCATGGCCCCACCCGAGTGCCTGATGGTGATGTCCACGCAGCATTAAGTCAGCGAATTGATAAATGCTTGCGCGTCCCCGGCAGCAACCCCGGACCCATCACCGACGTACACCTTATCGTTCTGCGCGTCGTAGATGACCCGCGCGATGTAGGTCGCAGCCGACCCACCTGGCGGGGTCTTGTTGATCTTGTACGCATTATCTCCCGTGGCAAGATCCACCGGGGTGTACGTGTTCTTAGATGCCGGTGCGGCTGTCGCCACCAGCGTCAGAAAATTCGAGAGTGATGTAGGCATGGGATCTCCACCATCCTTATCGTAGTGATGACCGCGATTACCAGGCATACGACATCCGCCTGAAAGCTCTTAAGTACCGCTTTCCTTCTTGGCACGTCGGCGTGCCAGTCGGGCCTTACGGGTTGCCATCCGCTTTCTACGTCGCTCCGCAGCGTAGGCGAACCAATTAGCATAACTGCCGAACCGAGAACGCTGCATCTTACGCGTCCCACGTCCGAACTTGCGATTCTTCTTGCCCTTCTTGGGCTGACATCTGGTTGTGTTGGCCATACCTGGCGCCTCCTAGACGCCTACATAGTGTATGTTGCCATCACAAGCCTCCTCAGTGCTAGAATCCTACCTGCTACCTACGATGTCTGTAATCCTTTGCTTCAGCTCCGGCGTCAGCTTGGGCTCCGGGTCAACCACCGGGTTGTGTTGCCCATAGACCACCGGGACGGTCGGCGGGACGGTCGGAAAGTACTTGAAGCTGTAGGGCATCGGCACGGGGCCCGGGTCACTACGCTCTAAGTCCTCACGCTGGTAATATCGGTACATCTCCGCGCGGTCCTCCGCCTGACGCATCAGCCGCACCTCGCGCCACACCAGGTAGGAGAGAATCAGCTCCGCGCCCGACGTGATCAGAAAAAACCAGGTGGTCCAGACGATGTTCATTCCGAAACCTCCGAGTAAAGCGTGCCACCAGTAGGCTCCTGGCATAAGTTAGAAATTGCAGAAGATGTCGTTGCAAGGCGCACAGACCCGGGTCTGACCGGTCTTGGTCTTGGCGCCACAGCCCGACTGCTTACAACTGCCGTGACAGTGCTTCGTTTTCGCCGGGGTGTCCGCCGCGACGAGACCACAGAGCAATAAAATCGCAACCGCAATTACCTTTTTCATACGTCCTCCTGAAGTTTTGAAGCTGGCGGGTGGGAGTTGAACCCACGATGTCGGATCTTGGATCCGCGCGTCTGCCGTTCCGCCACCACCAGCCCCGTTCTCCAAGATCATACTACAAAATCTAAACCGTTGGCTACAAATCCGTACAGCGATAGTGCAATTCTGCAAACAGGCCCCCAATTTGGACACAGTTGCCAACTTTTATCGGGCCCCCGTTTTGAACAGGCCCCCAATTTGGACCTCGGGCGTAAGGACCTCAAGTTATTGACGCGTAGATCTTTGAAGCTGATATAGCTTGCTCGCCATCAACTTCCCACAAATCAGCCAAGGCCCGCCACTTTGTCCGTTTCGCTGGTGCTTACAGTGCGAGGATGAATCACCGTTTCGCTGGTGGGAACGGGCCCTTTCCACGTAGCCCCTGTCTTACTTACAGATACCCATTCACCGCCATCTGACAAAGCTGGTGCGAATAGCGTCACGTTTAAGCAAAAATCACAGGGTCGATAACCCGAATGGCCACGCGTTTCACACAAAATCTTTGCTGCCCTCTCTCGGAACTTTACAAACGCTTCCCTCAACGCATCTATGCTCATGGCTCCTCCAGATGATTGATCGCAAGCACATTAAACTACGCGTTGCTACTCTCGGGCGTAGGGCCTCAAGTTATCGGGCCCCCAATTCGGGTATTCCGGCGAAGTCGAGATCGTCGTCGTAACCTGTGCCAGGATCCCCCGGGGCGGCTAGACCTGGGGTCCCCAATTTCGGACCGCGGGCCGGAAGGCTGGAGGCTCGGGGCTGGCGTTCCCGGCCGCGTGCCTGACAGCCTAGAGACCTGGAATTTCCCGGGCTACAGCCATTCTCCGGTCCTCTAAGTTCGGGGACGGGATATTTCCCGTCCTCAAGGTCTAACGCTCTTCTAGGCCATTTCAGGTTTTCCATGTTACAGTTTCTACGGAAACTGTAACACGCGTGGTAACATTAGAGCCTAGGGCCTACAGCTTGTGAGGCTCGGGCCTCAAGTTCCTGTGAGTGACCCAGGACTTTTTTTGATGCCATCTTATGGCATCAGCGGAATTTATCCAGCGACCTGTCCCGCATCATCCGCGGGCATTTCAGAGGTCCCACCGTTGATCGGAAAGGCTACACTCTGGCCGATCGGCTCATCACGTTTGTAGAACACCTGGTCATCAGCAAGATTGAGATTAGACGCCTGCTCATTCGGAGGCAGGACCGTCTGACCCAGCACCAGGCCCGGCCGAATCCACGGAGCCCGGCGATACTCCGTGCTGACCCACGGCAAGCTCGGCTGCTGCTCCTTCGCTTCCGTCTTCACGTCCGGTTTCTGTTCCAAGTCGTCCATAGATGTTTGGGTCTTCACTCGTGGTCACCCGAAAATTCTCGCATGGTGCTGCTCCGCGCTGTGCTACCTCAACCGGGGCGGCCATCTGATGCGGCCACACGGCTCGTGGTGGCTTAGTATGAAACCTCACTTGCGCTTCCTCGACTTAAAATTCTTCTTAGCGGCCAAGTTTGTTTCGCGCGCGCCATCCATAGCTTCCCACTTCATCGGGTGCGACTTGGGAGTGATGAGCGTATTGCCCGCAAGCATCGCACGACGACCACCACGACGTGCCATGCCCGGCATGGGTAAGCCCGCATATCCGCCGAACATATCCATGCCGCCATCTTCACCACGCGCGCCATACGAACGACGGTTCGTGTTGAATGTCGGCCCAGGCGTAATCACTGGCTTAGGCGGCTTAGGTGCCTTCATACCATACACCGGGAACGACTTGAAAGCTGTCCCCACCTGCCGTACCTGTCCGCCACCGGTCAGTGCTGCACCACCGCTAAGATTGCTGCCAGCCGCGAGCATCGGACCATTTGAGCTAGCACCAAAGCCACCGGTCTGAATCTCTTCGATCGGTGCTGACTCAACCAACGTGCCGACCTGCGTGGGTGCTGCTCCCCACCAGGTGCCTCGTGCTCGAGGACCGCTGGTATTCCTAGAAGGAGGTCCTGAGATGCCGCGAAAATTTGGATCAGCTGCTCGTGCGGCTGCCGTATTCGCTTGGCCTTGCCTTGAAATTGAGATGTGGTCACCACCACCACCACCACCGGGCGCTCCCCACCAAGTTCCTCGCGCCATCGGGCCACCATAGCTCGCAGCTTTTTTTACGGCGTCTGGCGAACTAGCAAAGCCACGAAAGTCTGGATTCGCTGCTCGTGCGGCTGCCATGTTCGCATTGCCCGCAGCCGACACGCCCGTGTTAAGCTGTGGCGTGTTGCTTGAAAATTGACGGCCACCGCCCGCGATGCCACCCGCATTTGTGTCAGCAGCACCGACACCAGACGGTCCACCACCACCGCTAAACAACGTTGCACGAGAGAATGAGCCACGTGGCCTAACGTTGCCGACCATGGGACCCGGCATGTTATTCGTCCGCCACCGGGGTCATCGGTCGCGCCTTGCCCAGATTCGTTC